TAGCCTCAGTCTTTTTCTTTACTGATTCGACTGATGCCATAGTCACACCTTTCCAATCATTGAAAGGGATTTTAGTTAGTTTATCCTTCCATTGATGGGTGTAGGATGTATACCCTTGACCGCTGACTTTCATCAAAGGTGTCCAATTAAGCCACGGAATTGCAAGCGGATCACCGTATGATCCGAATCTAATCTTGCGATTCTTAAATCTTTTAATATTTTGGCTGTTCACTGTATCGTACGCACCTTTTTTGTACGACTTATAAACTTGACCGAATGACATAGGAAAAACATAACAGGTTCTCCCATTGTCTCCTTCTGTCTCTTTATGGGGACATGATCCGCAGATTGCAGAATCTTTTCCTGATTTAATTGCATCTTGTGGATGCATATCACTCCTCAGGATATAAGTCTGTACTAACTCACCTGTTTTTCTATTACTTGAAGAACCTGCGAGTGCAATCCCTACTATAGGTGATCCGTCAATTAATGACGGTCCATCATAAAAAATTACCCCGTTACCTTTGTCTACTTGAGTTGAATTTGACATGATGTTCCTTTTTGGTTATGGTTTAAAAAACATTAAATGAGTCATTTAATGAAGTTTAAATGCCTCAAAAAAACCACTTGTCCGATGATCTTTTTGAGGCACAGGCAACTTCTACAGAAAATAGAAATCACCTGAACCACAACATTAGCAGAGTGTTTGCGCTGATATTTCAATCATTAGGTTTTGCCGAATTTGATGGATTCGTTGTATTGCATTCCTACTGAAGTCAAGTATGTCAGAATTCGAACAACTGTTTTATCTATGAAAACAGCCGAATTACCTACTGTCCAAGCATCTTGAAACATCAATCTGCCATGCAGGATCTACCTGCTGTACATTGTTCGACATCCTCTGCTATGCCGATCCCTCAGATCGACTTTTTCCCGATTAAAACAATCAGGGCATATCTGCTGTTTTCTCAAGCAGAAGGTTCCTTGATCTATCTAATATCAGACCGTCATTGTTGCCTGCTATTTACATCCATCAATATAGAACCTGAGGACTCTTAGTCTTGCACCAAGTTAACTGATTCGATTGTCCCGGATAAATCCGAGTGAAGAACTGTCGCTCAAATTGTTTAGCAACTATTACCATCTTGCCTGAAACCGAAGTTTCAAAGGCTGTTGCTGTCCCACATTAGACTATGGAGCTAAAAACTTTTACCGTTACCGTTACCGTTACTATGAGATATCTATTTACAGGATCAGGTTTTTACAGTCGATAAAAGGTATCTTCTCTTTTGAGCCTGATTGACCTTTTATATATGTCTGCTTGACTTGCCTGTGCTGTTTCTCAATCAGCTTGGGAAGAAGTATGCATGATTCAACGACCTATGTCAACAATTATTTTTTCGTCAATGATTTCAATACTTTAAAGGGCTATAGAGTGCTAAGAATGCTGACAAAAAGAGAAGAGATGGTTTAAAGTATTGATTTTATTGAAGAAAATAGTTATCTTTTTTTATGTTACTGATATTATTGAAGAAAATAGCCTCTTTTTATATTAATGTACTAGGTTAAGTGATTGATATCATTGATGATTTAAAGAGGATAAGACTTATCTAACTGATATTATTGAGGATTTTATGAAGAATCGAGCATTCTTGAAAAGCTTTGAAGCACTTGGAATAAAAAAGAAGAACAGAGTAAAAAAGAGTATTGATAGAACAGAATTGAATCAAGCGATTGAAAAGTATTTGAAAGAAGGAAATAAGATAACAAAACTAAAGAGTAGTAAACTTGATTGCTTTGGAGATGAAAACTTCGAATTTAATAGGCGTCAATGACTCATAAAAAAGTAGATAAAAAAGACTTAAATTATAAACAAAAAACCTTTGCCGATGCGTACGCTACAGGTTTGTCGGGAAGTGAATCGGCAAGGGTCGCAGGGTATGCTGACAATAGTGCTGGACAACATGCAAATCATCTACTAAAGAATCCAAAGATACATGAATACATAGAAGAGAAAAGAAAACAGGTAGAAGAGAGTCTTGGAATAAGCTTAGAAACTTGTGTCGCTAAGTATCTTGAGCTTGCCAAACTAAGCCAAGGAAAGAAGGACTTCAACACAGCAAAGCAATGTATCGATTCAATAACTAAAGTGATGGATTACTTGCCTAAGCAAACTGTCCAACGTACTGAAAACAAAGTACAATTTGAACTACTATTAAAACAATTAGATTCATTGCCTGAAGTTAAAGAAATCAACCCATTAGTTTCGGATGTTCAAACATAAGATACAAAGACTGAACTAAACTATAACATTGTCATACAAAATGATGAAAACTAAATGAACGTACGATCCAAAGACCCCCCCCCAATCGCAGGACGGATGGTGGTATTATACATAAAGAAGTTAGGAGGATTTAGTGACTAAGATAAATCTAGAATCAATCAGAGCGACCCCCCGCTCTTACAAGCAAGCATACACTTGGAAAAAGAGAGGACTAAAAGTGGAGGACATATTCTTAGACCCCACCTATTTCGCAGAGATCGAAAAGGAAGAGGAGGAGCAATATCTCGCAGAGAACGGATTCGTACGCTACCTTCTGAATGAGGAGGACATGTGTGATGTCAGAGAAATAGCAGATATCAGACCGAAGAAATACGGACGTTCTCAGAACATCAGCGGAGCCAAGGGGGAGGTCGCAGTATGCAGGGTATTAGGGACAGAACCCGACTTTGAATACAGGGAGTGGGGTGACGGAGGTATTGACACAGTGTGGAACGGCTATAATATTGATGTGAAGAACACCACGAAGTCGAGGAACTCAGGATTTCCACTAGAGTGGATCATTTCTGATAACACAGCAACCAACGTATTTGTATTCTGCAGGACTGAAGGAGTAGCTGTGGAGATACAGGGGTGGTTACCGAAGAGGGAGGCAGTCGAGAAGAGGGTTATAAACCAACGGTGGGACACAGTAGTGCGGGATGATATGTACCGCAAGTGGTCAGGGTTCCATGATTATTTTGAAAACAAACCTTACAAATACTCGTTATGAATACAGCGCAGGAGAGAACAGAGGAGGTACGTAATATCCGAGGAGCATTAGGCTTGTCACAAAGCGAGTTCGCAAGAACATACGGAGTAACAGCACAGGCAGTGAACCATTGGGAATGTGGGAGAAACGCACCCACGAAGAAACGCCTTCAACAAATCATCAAGAAGACAGATATGACAACAATCAATGTTGAGAACGACCCCGTGACTCATCCCCCGCACTACACCAAGAGCAGGATCGAGGTGTTAGATGCAATCGAGGAGTGGGAATTGAGTTACGGGATCGGAAATGTAGTAAAGTATTGTGCAAGAGCAGATCACAAGGGGAATCGGTTACAGGATTTGTGCAAGGCACAGTTTTATTTAAGCCGTGAGATTGAGAAGTTGCAGAGGGACGGGATCGAGCAGGTAGGTCAGTTCCGCACAGGAGGAGTCGAGGTAGACAAGGTGGAATGTGACGGATATGAGAGTAAGGTGTACTCAGACGGCAGGGGAGGATTAGTAGAAGAGAGGTCGAGGTTGTCATGACCCGTCCAAAAGGGAGTCGGCTTACTCCAATCAGGTTTTTGTATAGAAGTAAGTCGAGTCATGCCTATTGGTTATACAAATGCGACTGTGGAAATGAGAAGAAGGTAAGAGAGAGTCATTACAAGCACGGAGAGATCCGCAGTTGTGGGTGTTTATTGAAGGAAGCACAGCAGAGTTTCCCTGATCGGTTGACTCCTGAGATGAGGAGGAAGGCAGGAGAAAAGTCTAGGGGAAGACCGTCCCCGAATCGTGGCAAGATTCTGATTCATGAATTTCAGAGCCGACCTGACGGCAGGAAGAAGTATGTGACAAAGGAAGAGTTAGAGGAGATTTGGCGTGGACGGATAGTGGAGTGGGATTAAGGCATGAGTGAATCCGCACTGAAGTATTTACAGAGGTTGCGTGAGGACATGCCTTTGTATTTCAAGCATTGTCTGAAGATCAAGAATTTCGGCAGTGGTGAGTTGGTCCCGTTTGAGATGAATGAGGTGCAGGTGATACTGCATCACATGTGTGAGAAGCAGTTGAAGGAGGATGAGCATATACGGGTGGTGGTATTGAAGGCCCGCAGGTTTGGTATATCAACATATGTACAGGCAAGGTATTTCAGACATGCAACAATGAATTTCAACAAGACAGTACAGATCACAACACATAGTGCGCCTGCCACAGATACGATGTTCGGGATGACAAAGACTTTTGAAGAGAATTATCCAAAGGAGATAAAGCCTTCAAAGAGGTATTCAGGCAAGCGGGAGTTGGTTTTCGGAACAGAACAGGGAGGGCTGAATTCACAGTATTCACTTTCTACAGTAGGCGGTAAAGAGGTCAGAGGAAGTGCAATTGATTATCTGCATTGCAGTGAGGTTGCCTCGTGGGGAGAGGGAGGAGAGGATTATTTTTTAGGTTTGGTGAATTGTGTCATTGCAGGATTTCAGACAGAGGTTTTTGTAGAGAGTACAGCAAGTGGAGTAGGAGGGTTGTTTCATGATATGTTTTGGGAAGCATACAACAAGCAGAGCGGTTTTGTTGCAGGATTTTTTCCGTGGTTCATTTATTCACATTACACGAAGCCTTTTAAGTCGAACACAGAGAAGTTGAAGTTTGAGAATTCTTTAGGTCAGGACAAGAGATACGGAGGAGAAGAAGAGAAGAAGTTGTTGGGTCATACGATTTCATATGATGTAGGAAAGGATGAGCCTCTTATTTTTGAGGTGGATTTAGAGAAGTTGAATTGGCGCAGGATGTATATTGATACACAGACAGGTGGTGATTTACTGAGGTTTCATCAGGAATTCCCGTCACATCCAAGGGAAGCATTTTTAAGCACAGGCAGGTCGGTATTTTCTAGGGACGCATTGCAGGAACTTGTTTTAGGATCAGAACATCGGTTACGTGATAAACCTCCACGGTATTTTCATATCCCGGTTCAGAAGTTGAAGAAGGGAGGAAATCCGAAGTATCTGTTGGAAGAGGATGCAGAAGGAGAATTCACTGTGTGGAGGGAGCCTCGGAAGAATCGGCAGTACCGTATCGGAGTGGATGTCAGTGAAGGAATTGAGATTAACAGGCGTGATACCGATTGGAGTGTTGCAGTAGTGTTGGATGCAGAGACTTATGAGGAGCAGGCATTTTTCAGGATTAAGATAGACCCCGATTTGTTGGCGTGGCAACTCAAGGCAATCGGAAAGTGGTATCATGATGCAATGATGTTGGTAGAAAGGAACAACCACGGGTTGGTGACATTGAAGTATTTGCAGGATTTTCATTCATATCCTTCGATTTACACCGAAAAAGTGTTGGATGAGAGGTCAAATAGGAGTCAAAGGAAGATCGGGTTCCACACTACGGTAAAAAGTAAACCTATTATTTTGGATTTTCTCAGGGAGTTGATAAGAGAAGAAGAAATCAAGTTATATTCTTCAGTATTGATTGATGAGTTACAGACATTTGTGATGCAATCCAACGGTAGAATGCAGGCACAGTACGGGAGTCATGATGATACTGTGATGGCATTAGCAATTGCATGTTTCGGGTGCCGTATGTACCCGTACTCACATGTAGAACCCTCCCGGTACAATTTTAAACACCCTGCCTTTAATCTATTTTCCCCTCCGGGTACGTAAAAGTTTGACGTACGTTGCACTTTAGTTTAGATTTATCTTTACAGGAGGGTGGTTTGTGTTCGGAAAGCGAAAATCCTCCTGCGCTGAGAACGCTTTCTTCCCTCCTATTAAAACAAGGAGTATGAATGCCTTACGGGCCGGGGACTTACGGGTCAAAACGTGGGAGACCACCTAAGAAGAAGAAAAAGGTGGAAAAAAAGACAGAGAAGAAAGGCGGATAGTGGCGGATAGTGGCGGATTAAAGGTACGCTCTATGCCTTTAGATGACCTTTCGCAGTTGATTACTGAGAAGTATGAGAAAGCGAGAGAGTTTCGTACGACACAAGAAGACCTTTGGCGTTCTGCCTATGATGCATATAGTGCAAAATACCCGACTTCGTTGAATCATGCCTCAGAGTTAGCAGAAGAACGTGGGATTTACATCAATCTCACACGCAGGAAGGTGCAGAATGCATCGATTCGTCTTACTTCGATGCTTCTGAATGACGGTAAGATCCCGTTTACAGTGAAGCCAAGCAGGAAACCTCGGTTTGTACCTGAGGATCTGCAGAGCGAGAGTCCACAGGAAGAATTATACTTCCGTGCGCTCAACATGGAAAAGCGAATAAGGGATATCCTTGATTCAACTGACTATAGCCAAACGCTCCATGACGTTGTACACGAGATGTGTCTGTATGGTACAGGGATTATTAAGAGCGTTAGCCTTGTTCGTAATAATTACCCTGTCTATCGCAGTGTTAGTACCGATGAAGGGATTCGTCAGGTGGAGTCTCAGATTGAAGAGGAGATTATTCCCACTGCAAACTTTGTCAGTTGTTGGAACATCTTTCCCTCGCCCGAATGCACTTCATTTAAAGATGCAGAGTATGTCATTCAGAGGTCTTTTCTATCTGCAATTGATATCAGAAAACTTGCAGAAACAGGGGAAGGATTTCTTGCAGACCGTATGTTTGAAGCCCTTAAAGAGAATAAGGGACAGCATCGTTCAGAAGACCAATCAGAGCATCCCACACGAGGAGACGAAAGTGGGAGTTCCGACAGACAGAAGGGGTACGAGTTATTAGAATTTTGGGGCAAGTTAGATTCAAAGGATTTAGGGCCATACCTTGATATTGATGAAGATGACATGTCAGGGATGTTGGATGTGGTCATCACCTGCATCGGAGACACAGTTGTCAGGATAAGAGAGAATCCGTTTGACGGTCAGATCCCTTTTTACAGTTGCAATTGGCAACGGAGTCCTGAACGGATTTGGGGTGACGGCATTTGGTACAGCGTACGTGACATTCAGAGTGTAATGAATTTCAGCTACGCAATGATGATCGAAGGTAAGCATTTGAGTTCAGTGCCGATGACGGTCATTGACCCGAATGCATTTGAAAGCGGAGAGGATACAGAGAGGGTACAGGCAGGAAAGCAGTATCGTACGAAACCCGGAGTTGATGTCAATTCTGCATTCAAGCCTGTAATCATACCTGATGTGACACAGGGTTTAGTCCCGTTGATTCAGATGTTGCAACAGGAGTCGGATTTGGATACAGGGCTTGCACCTATAGGTATGGGTCAGGATTCACCGTATCAGACTCGTACGGCAACAGGGATGTCGCTTTTGAATACGAATGCGAATCGACAGACCGCAAGTGTCGTACGCAGTGTATCGAACATGATCACAGGATCAATCACTGCTATTTACCGTTGGCTCATGGTGGACAGTGAAGATGCATCGATCAAAGGAGACTTTGAAGCAGTGTGTCAAGGGTACGAGAGATATGTAGCAGATGAGATACACAATACACAGTTATTGAGTTTCCTGCAGGTAGCAGGTCAAAGCCCACAGTTGCAGAACTTCTTCAACTTTGAACACTTGGCAAAACCACTTGCACGGGCATTCAATATGGAGCCTGAACTTGTAGTAAAAACGCAGGAGCAAGTAGCGCAGGAACAGCAGTCTGCAATGCAACAGCAACAGAAACAATTGCAGGAACAAATGCAAATGCAGTTGCAACTTGAGCAGGGTAAGGCTCAGATAGAGGCAGAGTTGGAAAAGCTCAAGAGACTGTTGGAAGAAAAGCAAAAGGTTTCAGATGATGAGCGCGAATCCGAGATCAAGGAGCGGGTGGAACTCATCAAGCAGGGTAATGTTCTGAAACCAAGTCAAGTAGGAAGCATGAGCATCCTGATTGATGAGGAGGAGGAACAGAAAGAACTTGCACAGCAACAGGCAATGATGCAACAACAGCAACAGATGTTGGAGCAACAACAAATGCAGGGTGTACCACCTGAACAGCAAATGATGAATCAGAGACAGTCCGGCAATATCGGCAACGTGATTGATCAGCGCATTCAGCAGGAACAGGAATTACGGGAAGGTGGACCCACTGCAGATGCAATTATGCGGAGGGCAGGCTGAAGTATGCACCTGAGGATGTCGCAATAGGACATCTGACAGACGATTTAGGGTGGAAGCGTTTATGCACCCACGTAGAAGCAAAGATAAATGAAATACAGGAATCAGTAGAGAGAGACGGATTTATTAGTGATTCAAGCGATGTTGCGAAAGTCAATTACAATCTTGGTATGATTAAGGCTTATCGTGAGATCGTTGGAATCCCTGATGAAGTCGGGAAAATGTCATCCACTCCTTAGGGAAGGTGGCAAATATTAACGGCCCTGCTAGACGGGTACACCGTAGGAGGTAGATTTGGCTGAAGAAGAACAGGAGATTTCATCGGCTCCGCAAGAGTCAGAGATGTCCGCAGACGAGTTGTGGGAAGCGGTTGATAAAGAAGATCCTGCAGATAGTGGATCGGATGAAACTGCTCCTGAAGCTGTAGTAGAAGAAGTTGTTGTTGGTGAGGAAGTCCCTGAAGAGATTCAGGAAGAGCCTCAAGAAGAGGAACCACAGCACGATTGGGAGAAAAGGTACAAGGACTTAGAGAAGGATTATCACAAACGGAATGA